AAAGAAGAATCAAGAAAAGAAAAGATAAAAAGGGCAATTTGGATATACAATAGATTAATAGATAGACATAGAGATATGTATTTGATTTTAAAATCTGAATACGAGAAGGAGGTCAAAAATGGAAGAAAAATTTAAGCAGCAAAGCTGCGTCAGTCCGGAGGACTTTAAGTGTGAAAATTGTGGTAAAGATGATTGTGGCATCTTATTTGCAGCTACTAAGAATAGAGATAGGGCTGGAGAGGATTTCTTTGTTTGCGAAAACTGTTTTAGAAAACTTGAAGGTATTGGGTTTGAAGATTACCGTTTAAGTGTAATGTAGGAGGAACTATGAAGTACAAAATTAATGACATTTTAGCATACAATCACCAAGGGGCTTTTTCTATTGGTATAGTAACTAAGATTACTATTATTAGCGATGACCAAGTCATTTATTCAGTTAACGCTACTGAAGATATGTATGCTGATATCTTAGAGGATAATGTAATTAAAGTTCTAGGTAATGCCAAGGATATTAAGGAAGAGTATGAAACGGAGTGATATGTTATTACGTATTGTAGATATATTAAATTCCGCCCCTAAAAGCGTAGTTAATTCTTATATAGCGGATTGTGTTCTAACGGGTATAGAGGATTTAGGAATGTTACCTCCATCAGAAAAGTATAAAAATCAGTGTTTAGTGTGTGGAGGACCTTATGAGGTTTGTAAATGGGAGCCAGAGATCGAAGATCGACCACGAGGTACGAGTGATGCATAGTCTTGTTGAAACAATATTTTTAAATAAAGCAGATATAAAAAGAGCGCGAAAGTTCGCTAAAGCCCGTGTTGAAGATAATGTTGAGTTGTATAGGAAGCGAGGCGGATTTAAAGAAGTTGATATAATTGCTGGTGCTATGGGTGAAATCGCTGTTTATAAGATGCTAAAAGCTAAAGGATATCCAGTAGGGAAACCTGATTTCTCTATACATGAAGTTAGAAAGAAAAGTTTTGACCCAGATTTAACAGATGGTTTACATCATTTTCACGTTAAAAGCCAGACTTTAGAGAGTAAAAGTATGTACGGAGCATCATGGATTATGCAACGTACAGATCCTATTATTAATAGTCCTCAAAGGCTTCATTATATGGTCCCTTCAACGGTGGATATTGACACTGGTAGGGTCGAAATATACGGCATTATGTCCCTACTTTCTTTAGTTCAAAATGGTTGTATTGGTGAATGTAAGAATGAATGGTTTAGAAAGACTAAAATTGCTATATATTTAGACCATATAGAAGGGATTTTATCATCTAAAGCTAGATGGGGCTTTTTAAGTAGTGGTTTAAAGAGATTGGAGGAAGTATGATATATACTATATTAATAATTCTCTTAAGTATTTCTATATTTTTCGCTGTGGTATACAGACACTATTACAATAAATATCATGAGAAATGTTTCTTATTAGAGAAAGAAGTGAAAGATTTAGAGGGATTGTTAAGACATAAAGTAAGGGAAGAGAACCCTGTGTCCTTATAAGGAGGATTAATGAGCGACATGTTACAAGAAGCGAGGGATTACTTCGCTAGACAGAAGGAAGAAAAGATGAAATATCAAAACCCAGCAAATTCAGGGGTAGATAAGAGGGAGAATCCAAAGGACAATAATAGTGCATTTGGTAGACAAATTGCTGGTAATCATTATAGTAAGTTAAAGATTCAACCTATGGAGTATAACTTAGCCAATAAGCTAAATTATGGTCAAGCTAATGCTATAAAGTACGTAACCAGATATAAGGACAAGAACGGTATTGAAGATCTTAAAAAAGCTATTCACTGTATTCAATTACTTATTGAATTTGAAGAAAGTAATGAATCTATTTGAGTATCATCGGAATCTTGCCGAGTTACCATTCTTTAATGATAATGTCACGGCTTTGTTCGTGACTTCTTTTCCTACATCGGTTGTTAATATGTTGAAAAGAACCTGTGAAGGATATTACAATAAATACCATAAAAGGAACGTTTCTGTAATTTATAACTCAAAAACTAAGATTTGGCGCATACATTGCAGGACTACTAGTAGACTATTGTTTATAGTAAAGGAGAAAAAATGAAAATACCTCAAATTATGATTTTAGACAGAGACCCTGAAGACCAGAGTGAAGTACTTAACATTCAATTGGATTCAGATACTTTAATTTTACACGCTTTAGAGGATGTTGTAATCAGTTTACTAGATGGTCAATTTCCATCAGGAACCTTACGTTTTAAAGCTGGTCAGGTAATCATGCTTCCCTTATTGGAAGTTGATATGGAGGCGTAATGAGAATTATGGACGTTATATTTATTGGACTTATGTTCATGATGACTATATCCCTGGTAGCGCAGGGACATTTACATTTGGAGCGTAAGATAAAAGAAGTTAAATCTGTTTGTAAGGAGTCCTTATGATTTTAGATTTTATAAAAGGTGTATTTGAGCCTGCAAGTAAGTTAGTTGATGAATTACACGTTAGTGATGAAGAAAGGCTTAAACTTCGTAACGAATTAGCTAATATTCAAGCGAGTATGCAAGCTAAAAGTGTTGAATTAATGGCTGCTGAGGCTAAGAGCGATCACTTTATTGTAGCCGCTGTAAGACCTATCTGTACCCTACTTCTTATAACTCTTGTTATAGCAGACGGGTATGGTTTAGCAGAAGCTCCTGCTCAGGTGTATTCTTTAGCAGAAGTCTTTATTTCTGTATATGCTGCAGGAAGAAGTGGGGAAAAGATTGTAAAGGTATTTAAAGGAAAATAAGATGTTAGAAAAATTAAAAGCACGTTTTGAAAAATTCTATACTCCTTGTCCTATAACAGGTTGTTATCATTGGAGAGAGCAGTTGTGAGTAAAGAATTACCGGAATATTGTCCACAGTGTAGGAGAAAATGGACCAGGCGACAATCGCCCTGGTTTCGTCATTTAGAGTACGTATACTGTGAGAACTGTAAAGACAATGCTGAGACCATAATAAAAAGGTGCGAAAAAGATCCAAACCTTGTTAAAAAGAAAGAAACTAAAAGCAGTTATGATTATGGTTCCTGGGATTTATGGGGATCAAGCTCTGATTGGGGAGTAGATTAATATACGCAAAATAGTATATTTAACTTTTATACGGAGATTAGTATGAGAATCAGGTTTACAATTTATTTATTTATCTTATTAGGAGTTCTATTATATAGGGCTTATTTAAAGGATACTGAAGGAATGGCTTTGTGTATGGCTGTACTTCCGATGAATTTATACGCAATAGTAAATGCCCCTAATTAAAGGGGCTTTCTTTTTAAGCTTGAAAAGCGTCGCTGCAAAGCAGCTTAATAGTTATGTACTTTCTTTGTTCTTGGTACGTGGGGTTGTGGAATTGGTCTAATAACTTCTTGCATATTAGGTATGTTTCCATTATTTCTAAGATCTTCTAACATTTCCATTCTTTGAGCAGCAGGTACATCTGACTGTTTTAATTGTCTTTCTAAAACTGCTTTATCAGCCGGATCATATACTTTACCACCAAATCCTACACCTGGCTCGAACATATCTTTAATATCTTCAATCTTACTTACACCATCCATAAAAGCATTGATAGCTTCATCGCCGTCTTTTAAAGCCTGGTCAAAAGCAGGTAGAGATGTAGGTTGATTTAACTTAATATAGTTTCTAATATCTTTTTGCTTTAATTTAACATCTTCAGCAGTTCTTTGAATAGGGTTTTGAGATAAGTTTACTTGTCCAATAAGACCATATACAGTATCTTCAAACTTCTGGTTATTCATCATTGCAGCAGAATTTAATCTTGTAGCAATTTCTCCTGAAGGCATTGCATTAATAACAGTTCCTACTTTCTTTAATCCTTCAGATAAGTATAAAGGAGTCTTAGGACTTCTAATGATTCTTTCTGCAATTGGACCTACAGCCAGACCAGCCGGACCCATACCAGTTGTAGCGGCTCCTGAGATAAGCATAGATCTCATTCCAATAGCCTCTTTTAACATAGCCATAGGGTTATCAGATTGTCTATATAAAGCGGCTTCAACGCTTTCTTCTACAGTAGCCATGTTACCAAACTGTTTTCTAAGGTTCTTTACTTGACCAATTGCGTCATCAGCTTCAGTTGAAACAGCGTCAAGAACTTCATCCATATGTTTACCCAAAGAAGTAGCGACTTTACGCTCTTGTTCTTTAGCAGCAGATATGTCTAATCCGTTTCTCTTATATATGTTTTCAATTCTTTTTCTAATATCTTTTTGAAGCTTATGTGTTCTAGAAAGTGTCCACTTATCTTCTTGAACTACTTCTTCAATAAGTTTAGTTCCTTCGTTAGTGATTTCTTTCTTATATCCTTTACTCTTTCTACCAATAGAAGAAATATATTCGTCTAACTCTTTTCCGATCTGGTTCATACCAGGGTCATCAGAGTTCCTAAAAGGTGCGGCTACATCGTCACTTAAAGATGCTTTTAAATCTGAAATATCAATATCAACTTTATGCGCCTCATCAATTTGCTTATATACTTTACCAATTTGATTTCCTAATTGACCTTTTCTAACTTTAATTTTATCTATCATTAGTTCCGGCTTTTCAGCGAAATTTACAACAACTTCACCAGTATCGTCCATTTTCTGAGTCAATACATCATTAAGAAATTCACTTTCTTTCTGCCCTGTTCTCTTTAAATGCTTATGAAATTGTTTCTTACTACTAACATTTTCAATTCCCATTAGCTTCTTAGCAGCTTGAGAACCCATGTCATCAGCTTTATCTAGTAAATATCTTCCACCTTTCTTAACACCTTTCATTAAGTAGTGTCCACCGAACTCAGATAGACCGCCCATGGCTCCCCCAGCTATAACGTCAGTAACTCCACGGTCTTCAGATCTAGATAAACCAGAGGCAGCACCTACTCCAACTCCTGATACAACTCCGACTCCAAGCGGTGTCAAAGCAGCGCCTAATTGAGTACCTTTTAAAGCTGCTCCTCCAAGTGCAAAAGAAGCGGCTGTACCAGCAATATCTCCCCCAGCAAAAGCATACGGAGCCTGCTCTTCAGCGTTCTTTAAGTTCTTATTTATTTCATCTAGGTTTTCTTTATAATTTGAATAAGCTGTATCAAAAGAGGCTCCGTCTTCTTCCATTGCATCAGCAATTCCGTCAGCAGCAGCAATACCATCTTTTAAGAAAGGTACACCTTGGACCCATCCAGCAGCCAGTGCTTCACCAGTAGTTGGACCTTCAAAAGGCTCTATTTGTCCTTTAAATCTTTCAGGAACTTTACCAGCTTTATATTGTTCCATTTCTTCAGTAGTAGGTGCAAAGTTTTCTGCCCTGGCTTCTATGGCTTCTAGTCTCTCTAGTTCCTCAAGTTCTTTAAGTTCCTGTTGTTCTGCTTTAGATAAAGCCATTATTTCCTCCCTGCCTGTTTACTTCTAAGTTCTTGTAATCTCTTTTGTTGGAAAGGTGATAGTAAGCTCTTTCGAGGTTGTTTAACCTGTCCAGTAGGTTGTCCTTTAATTCCAACTTCTTCAAGAGAATTAATCTCTCCCATTATAGCATCAACCGTTTCTTTTTTCATTGGTTGCCCCTTTCTAATAGCATTAGCAAAAGCCTCTCTATGTGAAGTAATAATTCGTGTAAATACATCTAGTTTACTCTTAAATACTTTAGGGGCATCTTTCTCTGAAGGGATAATTGAAGCGATTAACTCCATTTCTCTTTCGTTAACCTGTAGACCAGAGGTAGCTTTTTGGTATGCTAATTTTGCAGCACTTGCTTCAGCCTTTAGTTTATTAAATACTTCTGGAGCAGCGTCCATTAATTGACCCATGCTCTGTACACGACCTATTAAAGGACCGGTATCAGCGCTCTTAAATAGTCTATCTATTTCACCAATAGCAGACATTGAAGCGTCATAATCACCTAATCTTGTTAATTGCTTTTCAGATAACTGACCTTCTTTTCTTATTTGGTGAGCAAATTTATCTTCAGATAGTTCTTGTCTAATATCAGATCTAACTAAGTTTCTGTTTTGTCTAAAATTAACAGCGTTTATAATCTTTGTTGCAGGAACAACATTATTTTCAGTATCTACATACTTACCAGTAGAAGGATCAAATACTACAGGTTTACCGTCTCTTGTCATCCATTCTTTAGCTTGTTGAAGATTAGTTTTATCTGTCTTACCAGTATTAGCTTCTACCATATCCTTTTTATATTGGATGTAAGCGTCCCTAGCCGTTCCCCCTTCTCTATAACCGGCTACAAGTCCTTCTTCACCTTCTAAGACACCGCCGATAGCACCTCCAATTAATTGAGGAGCAAAGAATGTTAAGGCTTGTTTAAACTGATCCGCTGCTGAAAGCTTTTTCTTTTTCTCTTTTTTATTATCTAGGTCATACGTATCTCTAGCTGCTTTTTCTATAGACTTATCATCATTTAAATGCTCAATGACTTTTTTAGTAGCCTTTTCATCTAATTCAGGACTCTCAATAGCGGCTTGGGCTATATTCTCTTTATTCTTTGAAATAAGAGAAGCTCGGGCTGCAGCCTCTACTTCTAGATCTAATAATTTTTTCTTTCTTTTGTCTTCAATTGCCATTAGTACTTTCCTCTAGCGTAATATGGTTTATTTCTTATATCAACGTGAATATGATTTGGGTACAAAATGACCCCATTAAAGTATTTTTTAGCTATTGTAGCAATATCGCCAAAATGAGTAAGACATTTAGGGAATACTAGGTCTAGCGCTTTACCGTGTAAATGGTAAGAGTTCTTAGCCCCACCTACTGCTTTATTTTTCTTTGGACTTCTATAACCAGAAGAGATAACTGGTTTGCACGATAATTCTTTTTTAAATTCTGCATATGCTTTTAACAACTTAGGATTTAATTCTTTTGAACTAGCTGTAGTTGTTATTGTGAATGTAAGTAAAATTATAATTTTTTTAATATCGTTATCCTCTTATCGGTTACATTTATTATTTTAGCCCCATTTCCCAGTTGAATCAAAACTTTCTTTGTATAAGTTTCGACATTATGGTCATTTAGGTCTATATTTCCAGTAATATACTTACAGCCTACCTTCTTGGCAATTTCTGTAATTTCTTTATAGAAGCTATAACCTTTGCCTTTTTCTGCATAAAGATGGGCAATAAAAAACTCATCCCCATCATAAACATAAGCGCAGAAACCGTCATCGGTATAATGAACTTCATACCCTTCTTCCTGTGCCCAATACTTTTTTAATTTCTCCATTTAAAACCTCCAAACTTTCCTTGTCATTAATCTTACTTCCTAAGTCTGTCTCATCATAATCTGCAAATTCTATGCCATTATTTGAGATAATCCTGTGATCTTCATTGCTTAGGTTATATACAGCAAAAATTCCTTCTTGCTTAAATGCTCTTACAGAGTCTTCTATTCTAATCCATTTACCATCTTCTAGAACAGCGTGTCCTCCAGTAACTAAATTATTCTTATATTGGTAGATCTCAGTAACCAGGGCTTGAAATAGCGAGTAAACAACTCCTCCTTCAGCTAATCTGTCACCTAATTTAATATTCTCAATATTCTTAGAAGTACCGTCTTCCATTAAGATCTTAGTGCCTTCAATAAAACATCCGCTTGATTTACTTTTACTTGCTTTAGCAGCCTGTACTTGAGCCAATCGAGCAGCTTCTGCCCCTCTTTCTGTAGAGCCTAATCCGGCAAATCCTAAACCAGCTTGTAAAGCGATATCTTTTTCTTTGGCGGCTTGGGATATGTCAAAAGCTCTTGATTCCCCTACTAGTTGCGCATGTGTCTGAAAACCTTCCATTTCAGCCCCTCTTTGAGCAATAAGCAAGTCTCTTTCAAGGTTTCCTCTAGCCTGTATACCTCCTAAGGCTATTTGACCTAATTGAGCCCCTGCTGCCTGTCCTTTAACACCGGATCTAGCCAACGCTGCCTGTGCTGCCCTAGATTGTGCCTGAGTACCTGCTTGTATAGATTCTAAACCTTTTTCTTTTCTGGCTAACATTTCTTCAGATTTAAATCCCTTAGCTAGTTCTTTAGACTGGGCTTCTAGGGCTTGCATAGTAGGATCATCTGCAAGGCGACCTAATCCATCTCCAAGAACAGCTTCCCCAAACTCTGCCCCTGCAATAACATCTTTTTGCATGGCTGTAGGATCAACCCCCGCCATTTTTTTAATTCTTTCAGAGACAGTTTTACCTTCCATAGCATCTAATTCTTTTTGTTTGGCGACTTTTGCTGCCTCCTCAGCTTTTTTCTTAGCAGCAGCTTCTTGCTTTTTCTTCATTTCTTCTGCTTGCTTATTATGGAGTTTACTTATATCACCAAATGTACCATATCCGTTCCCGTTCATTCTATCTCCTATTTCAAAAATATTATTTTTATTGTTACTTCACTTGCTCCATTATTATACAAATAAAGAAAATCACTTGTCCACTGCGTCGGACCCTTTGTTACAAGTCCATTCCCCTCTTGAGATACTATTATATATCTGGTAGGTAATATATTCAAGGAGTTACGTACTCGAATCTCGGAAGTAGCTGGTATTACTAGATCTTCTTCAAAACTTGTAAAATTATCTGCAAATCCAAGGTCTCTTAGCCCGACAGCTAATTGTCTGGTAAGGTTTACTATGTCTTTGATTCTCTCTAAATTAAATTTTATATCTTACTCCTTTATCTGTAAGTCATAAGGTGTGGCTATCTCGTATTCATATCCAGATATAAGTACATTCTCATGTATGTTACTATTGGTAAATACGGTCCTAAGGGACTTGGCTTTTCGGCTATTTAATTTACTAGCAATTTGCTCTAATCTAGACTCACCCCAGTTAAATTGACCCCAAGGTGTTAACCCCCATCCTAAAATTCCCCCAGAAAAATCCATAGTAAGAGAGGATACTGTAACCGCCTTATAATCATGTTGAGTAACAATGTTTAAATCAAACTTATCTGTTTCAAAGTCATTAATAGTTCCATCTAAAGAATGTACTTTAAGCCTTAAAAACTTTTTAAATACAGAAGGTTCTTGTAAAGCCTCCCAGTGTGTTTTATAAGAAAAAGATATTGCTGCCTCATGATCGGCATAATCGTCTTTAGTTCCAGTATCTAGTACTTTATATGTATATTGTTTTGATAAAGAATCGCTAGAGTCTTTTCTAAAACCTTGTGTGTATATATCTCCATTATATTCAGCCATTCCTCCCGTCATATTTATAGTGTCCCATTCATACCAAGCCTGGCGATATAGATCATAGACCATAATAAAAGAATTTGCCTCATCCATATATAAATCATTGCTTCCGTCCTCTAATAGTGCTGGAAATTGCACTAGATATAAATCTTTTTCAATCCAGTAGTGAGCAACGGCTCTTTTCTCTGTATAAGATTCTTCAAACTTTGGACCTATCATTTCACTTTGTTTGACTGTACCGCTTCTATCTACAGAATAAATACCTTGTTTTCCTAAGAACCATAGTCTACCTTCTAATTCTTTTATGGTAGCGTGGGCTACACATCCTACCCCATCATCTGCCATTCCGTCTACCTGGAATTGATCTGTTCCTAAATCACCTGTACAAGTAATTACTGATCTTGGTTTAAATATAAATAAAGTATTATCTAAAGATTTAATTCCACTATTACCTCCACCTAAACGGGCTTCTGTAACAAATGATTGATCTACAGGAAAACTCTCTCCGTCAAAATCGCTATAATATACAGTGTTTAAGTTCTCTCTATTTCCAGTCATAACTAACTGCCCTCTCCATACATCAATATATCTACATGAAGGAGGTGGTCCAGGTATTTTGACAGCGTCTATTTTATCTATTACTAAACTAGAATCAGCATTAGTAGACGTATAAGCAGTGGTAGAATTGGTAGTATCGTTAACAAATTCTTTTTCAAGATAAAATAAAGTGCCATCTGCTTTCGTTCTCCAAAGGCTAATTTTTATAGGACATAGTGTGTCATTATCTGCAACATCTACAGCGTCTCCGCTTATGGTTATAGTAGTGGTTGTTGTCCCTGTTACTTCTCTTTTAACTATTTCTCCAGAAACACCGTCATCAATATAAACTTGATCTCCAGTTTTAAGGTCGTGTCCAGAATCAACTGTAATAGTTGTTACCCCTGCTTGGGCTCCATTAACTACGGCTGTAGATGTGTTGTATCCAGAAGACGCTGTTAAGTTAGTCATTGTTATTACTTTAGATTCTCCTGGAGCCGCTGTTGTATAAGATACCTCTGAAGAATCTTTGCTTGTCAATATATTCTCTTTAGCGTCTGTATGTTCGAAAGTATATTTCCATTTATAAGTCTGAGTACCTAAATCTCCTAGATCTCCTGCGCCCCCTCCAGTAGCTGTTGGAGTAGTTGGTTGAGGTAATCCTGCTTTATATACTCTACTGCCGTCATATTTATGTAAATCATCATATCCATTTGCTATATATAAAACGTCAAGCATTTGAGCAAAACTAGCTATTTCAAAGTCAGAATTATTTTTAATAGCCCAGTGAGAACTAAAAGGAGTAGTATATGTCCCTGGTTTATCTATAGTTTCTAGAGTGTAATATGTGTGGGAAGTCCCTCCACTAGTTACAGTTTTGGCTCTAGAGATTGTAGCGTAAGCAGCCGGTGTAGCTCCTGCATCAGATATAGTCATAGAAAAATCTGTAACAGCGTCTACATTTGTTTTTAAGTTAGCTATTGTTACAGGAGACCCTTCTTCCCCTGTCCCTAGATCTAAGGCTAATACGTTTGTATTATCGTCATATAAATCAAATTTAAATTTAGAATCAGTGTCGTCTAAGTATAAGTCAAAATAAGCTGTTTCAGATCCGGTATATGTAATTGTAAAAGTTTGTTCTGTATGTTTATGTAGGTCGTCGTCGGTACATAAAAGCTCTTCTGTTATAGTTCCTGTACCTAAAGCGACATTATTAAACTTTACTAGTCCGGCTGATCCTTTTCCTATTTCAGAGTTTATTTGAACACCATTTCTTTTACTTAAAGCCCCTGTTTGTCTAAAAACAATATTCTTGGCTTCAGTTGCTGCGTTATTACTTCTTAATAGATCTGACACCCTTAAGTCCAGACCTAGAATATTTCTATAGTATTTACTTATTTGATAAGCCATTTATATTCCTTATGACCATGAGTCGTCGTCAGATAAAATATCAGGTATTTCATAGATATCGTCCATAACATCGGCGTAAGCTGATATTATATCTTGCTCCATTGCCAATAAGATATTCTGTTGTGATGTTAGGTCTGTTACGTTACTGTCTCTCTGTAATATCTTTAATGTAGCATATGCTATCAAGTATCTTTCCACTAAATCGTCTAATTGAATGTGTGTAGTGCTATAATTACCTGCTACAACATAATTTCCTACAGAAATAGTTTCTCCAGACTGGTATGTAAAAGAAGAGTCTACTGTAACTTCTCCTGTAGAAGAGTTTATATCAGTGTATTTTATGTTAGACATTTTTACATTACCTTCCTCATCTACTATAGATAATCTTGTAAATTTATCTAATTGAGTACTATCTATAGTATCTGTACTTACATTCATTGTTAGTGTTGTAATAGTACTTGTAGCAGAGTCTAGAGTTACTGCTGAAATTGACCCTCTCCTTAAATCCAGTTTAGGTAATTTTCTAGTATATGTTATTCTTAATTTACCAGTAGAAGAAGTCGGGATTGGAGTTAACATTATTTGTCCTGATCTTCTAATATACTTTCTTGGGTACCCTAAACCCGCTCTTGAGTTTGGTCCTGGGCTGCGCTCATATAAAGCGCCTGGTCTTAATGGGTAATAATAACTAGTACCAGCAGATTGTGCTGTATATTCTACTTGAGTTACTTTATTTCCAATAAAAGCGTTATTTGGTAAATTGTAAAATTCTTGGTCTCCTACAATGTCTGTTGTATATTCTTCTAAAAATACAGACGGATGTTGTTGAACAATTAGGTTTTGTATTCTGTATTGAGCGTCATTAAGAAATCTTAAGAACTCGGAATCTGGAATACCAATTGTATCAGAGAAATCCGTGTTTTCTGTACTCTGTCTCACATCGTCTATTAAATAACTTACATATCTTGACATATTTATCCTTAATAAATTTTCATTCTGCTACCCATACCAGCTAGTACGTTAGCAATTTGTTGACCTTCTTGCTGCTTGATCTCTCCAAGGGCTCTATGTTTCTGAGCTTCAATTCGTCTATTCTCTGCTTTTCTAGCTGCTGCCGCAGACGCAGATCCCATAACTGCTCCCGCGATACCTCCGACAATTGCTCCTGGTACTCCAAATGCAGCTCCGGTTGCGGCTCCTGATACCGCTCCTCCTAGACCTCCTTCTGAAGGTAGGGCTCCCATTTGCTGCGCTATTGAAGCTGCGGCTGCTCCTTTAGCCAGTGTAGAAGGGGCTCCTTTATCTACTGTAGAAGGCACTACTTTAGAGGGGTCTTCTCCGGCTTCAAAAGCTTTTTGTTTCTTTAAGAAAAGGTCATGCTCAGCTTGACCTGATCTAAGTTCCTTCATTTTCAAAGCTTCTTTTCTTTTAGCTACAGATTTTGCTCCGTAAATATCCTCGTCTGATTTAAAAAAGTCTGCGAATCCCATAATTTATTCCTTTATTACTACGTAAGTCATTGATCCTGTGAATCCAGTTGATGTTGTTGCATATTCTAAATCACCGGCGTTTACTGTAAAAGTAACTCCTACATCTATACCATTATAGCTTTCACTTGGAATAGTGTCTACATCACTAAATTTAAGTACACCGGATTGAACATCTCCGTTTCTTACTACTCTATAATGTACAGAGCAGGATTCGTTTGCACCTAAAGAGACAATTCCAGCAGATGTTGCTGTTTGATTATCGTTTAAAGTAACAGCACTATCTAAAGTATCTATTAAGCTTGTAGATGTTGATTCAATACTAGCTGAAACGACTGTAGCACCTACTTCAATCTTATCGCTGGTATTCACTTTAATTGTTTCTATATAAGCAGAGTCTGCATTATTACGGTGCTGTAGAGCTACGTTATTAACTACATCTAAATTAGCTAATTCAGCGCCTACAGCAATCTTATCTGTAGCATTTACTTTTAATAAATCTATATAAGCTGAGTCAGCCTGATTTCTACCTTGGATATAAGTATCGTTATTCATAGCCAGGTTTGCAACATCTGCCCCTAGCGCTATTTTATCTAAAGCAGTTAAAACTATTGTACTAATATAAGCACTGTCAGCAGCATTTCTATGTTGTAAGGCGATATTATTACTTAATTTAACAACTGCGCTAATTTCTGGATTTACAACCAATTTATCCGCAGTATCTATTTTAATCATGTTAATATCAGCACTATTAGCAAAGTTCCTAGATCTTAAATATTCATCATTATCTAGACGAATTTTTGCACCAGTAATTGCGTCAGGTGCGATTGATCCTGTACCCAGTTGAGTGCCGTTTCCAGATCCTGAGTGATCATGTTCTGCGATTTTGACAAAAGTGTCAGTACGCATTGTATCACCCCAGTCAGTAGATCCTATTGTAGGTACTTTTATTTGTAATTGGGAAGCTGTCCCGAGAGTTATGAAAGGGATAAACCACCTCCTGTTAAATGTTTAAAAGTCTTTTATATTTTTTATTATTTAATATATTTGTTATACAATAGATAATCAATCTATATCTCCTATTTGTCTCCAGGTGTTTGTGAATATCTACTAACCCCTGC